CCCCCAGGCTGATAAAAGCGAATGGCAGATTGCCCACCACCTGTACGATCTGAAGTGGTTTGCCAAATCTTCCACGGATACATAGAAGTAACATCTTCGCCATCCGGTAAACGATCTACCGATACTTCGACTTGTGGCCCTGATGCAATCGCCATATTATTTGCCAAAGATCTTGCGGCTGCATTGCACATAATCTGTGTGTCCCGCATTTGCTCTGGCAAAGCTACGCCCCAAAACGCACCAGGGATATGACACCATGAAGCAATTTCATAAGGTCTTTTACCAAGAGGGTCAGGATTGACTACCGCCTTAATAACAAATGGCCCAATCATCCATGCATTAATGTCGTACTCTTTTTTTTCTTCGATGTCTTTTTTGGACATCCCCCACTCAATTAAAGTTTCTCCTTTTGCCGATCCCCAAAACTCTAGCGCTTCAATAAGTTCATTTGTGTAAAACGAGTGAACCGGCTTCCCCTCAAGTGAATCTCTTTCTTGATCACTAGCTAGCGCCTCACGAAATCCTTTATCTCCATACCGCTCAAGTACCTGATCAATTTGATTTGTGGAGTAACCAGGCACCCCTCGCAACGACTGTAGCTCAGAACGATTTAGTCTGTGTCGCTGAATCAAATACCCGTCATTGGGGCCAGAAGAGCTTGGAGAAGGGAAGATATCGTACGGTGAAACTCTTTCAAATTCCCTTTGAAAATCAGTAACAACAATTGGAAGATATCCAGAACCCCATTTAATATTTTTCCTGCGCCGAACACTTGGACCCTTCAGAATGGCTGTAGGAAAAGTTACAAAGTCATCTATAAAATCATTAAGAGCATTTTTGAAATTGCCCTCAGCTAATTGATCTTCAATTTTGTCTTCCATCCGACGCGCAGCGTCTTTGGCCTCTTCTTTAATTTTTAACTTGATCTGATCGTGAACAACCTCAAGTCTGGTTCTGAAAGCCTCTGGATGAATACGCGCACCAGATTGCACAAACAACTCTGCTTCCTGTCGCACCATATCAATGATTCCCATCTTAACTTCTACAGGAATCTCAGGCTCCTCTGATGGCTCCAGCGCAAACGGGCGGTCATTCATTGACTGCATTACGTCACGTATCCAAGACTGAGCAGCACGACACTTAATATCCGTCAATCGCATAAAGATGTCAGAGCCGCCTGTACGTGCAATTTCCATCGCTCGCTCAGGATCATAAACACCACGACGCTGACGCTCACACTTTAAAAATCTTTCAGTAAACTCTTGTTTTGCAAATTTAGCGATTGTCCAGCGCTCACGGATGTACCGGCTCAATTGAATCTCAGCCATATCCAGTTCGCTGCTTTCATTACTGACTGCCATGACTTCTATCTCGGCAACCGATTTACCAATTGATATTGTCATGTCCAACCTTTATTCGATGTCATCTTTACAGGCTTTGCCTTAATACTAAATAATCCGTTTCTAATTCTTAAACAAGCGTATTGCAAAGCATCTTGAATATGCGATGACCCATCTTTTACAGGACGATCACGATAACGCGCAGAACCAGATGTTTTGAGTCGCTCATACTTGTATCGCCCATTAAACCCTTTGCGTAAATTAGTACACGATGGGTCTAGTAAAAACCCAGGCATACCATCAGCCATCCTGGTTAAAAAGAAAGCTACCGCCTCGCGTCGAGGAATCCAATCGTTCGTCGGGGCTGGCTCCGTTGGAATTCCAGTCTCTAATAACTCCTGTAAACAAGTGCGCTCATCCGTCTGCGCCCTAATCTGACCAGAAGGATCTGCTGTAGAAATCTTCTGAAACCCACTAAATTCATTAACTAATATCGGTCTTACAATGTCATTCGCAAACTGACGTATACCCATATCCTCAGAAACAATCTCTTTCAATACCACCACCTGCCCCCTGGGCGTTTGCTGCATCACCACGCAAGCAGGTGTTAAACCAAAGTCCCACCCTAATATGATCGGTAAGCCACGCATCGGATCTAACGGCTTTTCTGCAACATGAACCTTGTCATTGAACTCTGGATAAACCTTTTTGCCATCTGCCGTCGTTCCATAATTTCCTAACAAAAAAACATTGATCCACTGCTCATCCTTGCCGCCTATTTGATTCAAATAATATTGATATCCGTTAGGTAAATTGTCTATGTTTTCCGCATCTGGATTCGGCTTATATTCCTCACCTTCTTTGTATAACCCGCCAGGTTGACGAAAAAAATCCCACCCATTCGGTGTGGATTCTTCCGCAATCCTGTAATACCAACTGTCATCATCCGGCGGGTTAGTATCTAAAATAACCCCGCCCCACGTTGGACCACCTTTCATTAACGACGGATAACGCGATACCCGCTGCGTCACCATGTCAAATATCTCCTTCGGTATCTCAGATGCCTCGTTTATCCAAGCCCCTGTCAACTCCAATGACCTTAACTTACCAGTCTCCATCGGCTTATCTAAAGCTAAAAACAATACCTCTAACTCCAACCCAGTACCGTCCCCTATATCTCCTATTGATATCGTCGATGTGATTGGCGTATCCCAACGTATCGGCGCTATATGCCCAGGAAACCATGTCTCCCATGTCCGAATCGTAGTACTCTTCAACTCAGGATAAGTGTTCCTTATCACTGCCCAACGACTTCTCCTTACACCATCCCGCCACGGCTCTTGCTTCAATGCCCTAGCCATAATCTCTACGCAACAACTGCTCGACTTCCCACTACCTACCGGACCCATTAAGCCACGAACAAACGCATCAGAGACATGAAAGCGACTAGCCTCAACACCAGGCGGTGAATAATCTACCGTCTCCAAGCTACTTTTCCTTTGCTACATTCAGATTAAATGTTATCTGACCTTGCGAATGCTCCATCTTCACATCAGATAAATTAGGCAAACTCTTATCTAACAGTATTTTGATAGCACTGATTTGCGTTGGCGCTAATGAAGCCTTCCCATCAATATGACCCATTAATCGGTTCACTAGCTGCGTAGCCTGTATCTTCGATCTCACATCATCCTGATGCGTCTTCCTCATCCTCGCAGCCATAACAACTTCCTTTAAAACAAAAAAAATTAAACTATTAAAACACCACCCCCTTACAAACAATAATGTCCAGCACCCCCCAGGGAGGAGGGGGGTTAAACTCATCTACCTTTACTACCCATCTTCATTGCACAAGCCCCAGCCTTGGCACAAGCCCCAGGAGACTTGCATGATGAACACGGCTTAAACCCAACCTTGCCACCATCCTTCATACCATATGCAACCTTCTTTGCTGGCTTTTTACCTTTCATTTCACACCTCCAAAAAAATACCTCTTAAAGTTAATACAGCATTACTACCTATACCGCGCTGTTTTCTTGGCAATCGCCTTAGGCTGCTTTACAAACTGCTGGCCCTTCGCCTTACCCTCGCGCTTCGCCTTCGTCGTCGCCGCATATTCCCCCGGACTTAACGACTTGATTGCAGCCTCCGGCAAATACCTTTCACCAGTCTTGCTCGACGGCTTGCCACTCTTAGTACGCCACCTCTGATCACCCCAGTCTTTTAAACTCCGCTGTGGTGCCTTCACTTGTAACCCCCACCAGCAGCCTTATACCTCTTAGCCACCAACTGAGCCTTCCTCGCGCTCCACTGACCAGCAGCCGTACCCTGCACAGCAGCAGCCTTAACCTGCGCAACAATCCGCTTGCGTAACTCCGGCTTCGTGTAATTCCCCGCAGCATTCACTGTAGATTTTTTTTTCACCATTTCACCTTGTCAGCCCAGTATGCAGCGCTCAGCTTCCCCTTCGAAATATTCGCGGAGTGTCGCGCTTTAAAACTCTTCTGCCGCGCCTTCTCTGCGGGAGTCGTCGGATTCGCCCCAGCACCCGATACCCCCTGCTGACCAAACCTAATAGTCTTCACCGTGTCACCAGACTTCGCTACAACAATATGACTCTTCTTCCCATGATCCGGCGTCCTCTTAGGTTTATTAAAACCACTAACACCAGCCCTCACTAACCTAGGATCTTTCAAAGTAACCCCCCAATCTAAACCCGCGCATGTGATGGGATATACGTAGGAGTCCTCATGCCCCCCTGTAGTTACGCCGTTGCCAGCTATGGGGTAGGCCACCGCCGTACCGGCGTACACCGCCTTTAGCGCACTACCGCAGCACCGTTTGACCGCCGCAACAAAGAACTACGCATAATCAATGCGTAGAACCAAAGCAAGCCGGTGGTATTTGCAAGCTTCTGTGCCAGATCTGTGACGAGGGGATCCCCCTTACGAGGGACCCCCTCTTTTCTTTTTTCAAGGAGAGCGCCATGAATGAAGTAAATGCCAGCATTACGATTGTCCCTACGTCAATCTCTGCACTGCCGAATCAAGGATACCTGGCAGAAATTGGCGGCCGTAACGATGTCTTAGGACATTGATTTATTTACCTTTTTTTGAGCTGACTTGTTAACGAGGGTTCCCCTCCAAGTGAGGGGAACCCTCTTTTTTTTGTAAACCCGTACGGTAGCCGGGAATAGCTACCTTCGCCACAAGGAGATGAGTATGAACGCAGTGACCGCAGCTATTAGTAGGGTGCTTGGTGTAGATCACCCTACAGGTTTTTCTAGTGCAACTATTGTTCCTCCTTCTGAGAAGCAAATAGCAGCGCTAAGTTCGTTTGGTGTGACAGCTGTTCCGGCGAGTAGGGGAGAGGCCACAGCCATTATCACAGCGGCAATTGCTGCGCGTGATATGAAGCCAGCTTCTGCTGCACAGATAGGCAAAGCGCTTGCTCTGGGGGGTCGTGATCTTCCAGGCGTATGCAACCGCGAGGCATCCACCGCTATTACGCTGTTGGAGGCATTGTCTATGCTGGATACAGCAGAAACTTCAGAGCAGCGCAAGGATGCGGTCAAGTTATTGGTTGACCGTGTTCGCCTGCGTTACCAGAAAGTAGGTGGGGTTGCTAAGCCTGCAACTATTGTACAAAAGGCTTCTTCTCCCGTTGATGTGGAAGATTCGCCGTTCTAAATCAGTGGCCGGTGTGCTGGGGACTTTCCCAGCGCCACCGGCTAACTCAGTAGGCACTCACGTTTCGTTATTGCCACGCAGTTTGTTGTGCTTGTAGTCACTGCCAAGCACATCTTTTGTCCCGGCCTAGCCGGGATTTTTTTTATTCAAGGAGTTATAACTATGACATCCGAGGCTATTAAACAGCATCATCGTAATCGGTTTGTTGCTGCCATGAATGGGGACACTGATGATCTCTCTGTCAATCTTAAGAATGCCATGACACGGTTTTTGAACCAATCCCGTCCGTCGGGTCTTGATCATTACGTAGATAGATGGCGTAGGTTTGAAGCAATCATTAAAAAATTAGACTTGAATGATAAGACCAACATCATGTTGATATCTAAAGCATTTGACTCAGGAGCTTTGCTTTACCTTAATTTTGTTGACCAGCGTTACAAAATGCAGAGCATCGATGAGCAGCAAAACCTCCATGTTTTATGCTTAGGAATCTTATCCTACGAAGACGACGCCATTATTGCAACTTTATTGGAACAGCATGGCATTATTCAATGTGATAACTGCGAGCAATATGAATATAAAAGAGAAGCAAGTCGCGAATGGAGTGGCGGTTTTATCTGTCGTACATGTGCAAATGATGATTACACCTATAGCGGTTACTACGACAGACTAGTTCACAACGATGATGTAAGAGAATCATACAATGATCACGGCGATAGCATATTAATTTCTCACGATGATAACAACTTTTATTGGGACGACAACAGTGATGAGTACTTGCCAGTTAACAATCACTCAATAGGCAGCTATCACAGTTCGAAAAAGTATTATCTTCCTCAAGCAAGCCATTGGTCAACCCTTAACCGTCGCTGGTTTGGTGTTGAGCTTGAAGTAGAAGTACAACATGGTTCAGACATAAGTAGATTGGAATCAGCAAGACGCATTTTGAATCATGTTAATAGTTCAACAATAAAAAACACAGGTAACAATATTTTTATCGAGAATGATGGTTCACTTTCACATGGGTTTGAAATCATTACTCAACCAATGGGCTTAAATAAACACGAAGCTTTATGGGACTGGGTCAACGATAAATCTTTAGTTAAAAATCTACTGTCTCACAAGACCAGCACATGCGGGTTACACGTACACGTATCAAGAGCTAATATCTCAACTATGCAATTGTCAAAGATGATTACATTTATAAATCATCCAGACAATAGGAGCCTCATAGAAGCTGTTGCTCGACGCTATGGTTCTGGTTACGCCGTCATGTCTAACAAAAAGCTTGGTAACGCCTGGAAATCGCAATATCAAAGACATGAAGCAGTTAATGTAGAAAATGACGAGACCATTGAGTTCCGTATTTTTCGCGGCTCACTCAAGCACCAAACAATAATGGCTTGTATAGAGTTTGTGAATGCTCTTGTTGAATTTTGCCACGACCAAAGCAATACTGGTTTTAACCTTTCAACAACAGCACTACTTAATTTTATCGCAAACAACAGCCAAGTCAGAAAAGATACGATGCATTTACGTTCACATCTGGCTTCTCGTCTTGACAATCTACCTGTTTCTTTTTGTTTCGATATTTCTAAATCAAAGGAATCAAAACAATGTGCATACTAATTAAACACAGTCCAGAAACTAACTTCGACAAAGATGATATCGAAGATTTTTATTCATTCAACCCTGATGGCATGGGCGTAATGTATGGCGACGGCAATAAACTACACGTTACCAAGTCACTCGGTAGCGTCGAAGAAATATGGAATATCTACAATGATATTTGCATTGGACGCGAATGCGTTATCCATTTCAGAATGAAAACTCATGGCAACATTGACCTTATTAATTGTCATCCATATCATGTAACTGACAAGATCTGGCTTGCACACAATGGCATTCTTTCTGCAAGCAATCCGATTCGCAAGGAAATGTCTGATACATGGCACTTAATTGAGTACGTGATTAAGCCTATTGCAGAATCAAATATTGGCTTGCTCTTTGATACGTGTTTTCAAACCTATATCGGCAGCTTAATAGGCAGCACAAACAAACTTTGTTACGCACATGCCGATGGTCGTATCGCGATAATTAATGAATCATCCGGTGTCTCGTACAAGAACGCTTGGCTAAGCAATACATATGCATGGTCTGCCAACAAGGCTGGCTTTGGGAATGCGTCATACTTCAGGGGCAACTATTCCGTTTACAACGGATTTGCGGTTGACGAACCATACCAATACATGAATGTAAAAACTAAGACTAACCACGAGGTACGTCGAAGCAAACAGAAGATTGCTAGAGCAGCGATTAATTGCTTTAAACGTGGGCGTCTTGAAGAATGGTGTGAAGACAACCCAAAGTATGCTGGCTTTCTTATTTCAGAATACTACGAATCAGATGGTGATGATTTAGAAGAAATAGTAAACAATCCTAAAATATGTGCATCTTGGATAGGCGACATCATAGAACAAGATTTACTTGGCTCAGCACACTTGATGTAGGCAAATCATGAACGAGCCTGATACTTTTGTGCAGGTTCTGGTGCGAGAACATAGGCGTCAGTCAAGAGAGTTTGTTATTGCCTTATGTCCAATTATATCCAGGTGCCTGCGTAATATACACAAACCATTAGAAGCTTCAAAGATTGACGACATACTTGAAGCAATCATCAATGACAATACCGCCAGCTAGCCTGGCGGTTTTTTTTGGAGAACATCATGCAAAAAAATATTAACGTCATTCTAGAAAAACTGCGCGAACTTGGCGCAACTTCTGTAGATATATCTTTTGATGGGTGCGGCGATTCAGGATCCATTAGTAACATAACCGTAATGCAAGCCGACAAAGAAATAACGGAGCTCACATGCTCTGTTCCGTATGACGAGAAGACATCAACGTATGTCGATGGTCAATGGATAGAGAGAATACAAACTAAAAACATATCGTTAAATGAAGCTCTAACCAAATATTGTGAGGACGCTTTAGACGAAGAAAACGTTGACTGGTACAACAATGATGGTGGTTTTGGAAATCTAACAATTGATTTTTCACGTACACCACCAGAAGTTTTACTAGAAGTCAACCTCCGGCACATGGAAGTTGAAACTGGACTTTATTTCTTGCACGGCGATGATCCGCATGACAATGATGAAGAGCGTTAAGCATACCTAATATCAAGGAGAACATAGCAATGCATCCATACCACCACTCACTAACTACTGTCAAACAATATGGAGGCAAACCAGAAGACTACCTGGACATACATAGCTGGTTTGACGCCACTAAAGAGTTATTCGCCGATGCAAGACATCGCGCCCTACGACATCATAGTCAGGGCATCTACGAATGCGAACGATTGTTTGGCAAAACTATTGTTAACTCAGACGGACGTGTCGTACCCGTTAGATACATTGGTGAGCAACATGTCAAAGAAGACTGCGGCGGCAGAATTCCTTGCGTATCAGATTGGTTCAGGAACATCAAAATGGAAGTCTGGATGAATCGTGGATACACAATTGAAGTTGATGAAGCCGCTTAACAGGAGATTGCAAATGATTAAGATACTTGGCACACCAAAGCAACCCACATTGCAAATCAGCTACGACTACACTGACATTCAGGCAGTCGCGGATCCCATCCAACTTTCAGAGTCGGACATTTGGAACATCATGCTGAGCTTGCATAAATCATATGATGCTTCAATCGGTATCAATTGGAATGTTATCAACGCGTCAATTGATTACTATATTGAAACACACAAGAAGGCAAACAAACTAGTTAATAGTTAACTTAAAAAAATATTTTATAGATTACTTTGCGTAAAATAAGTAGCGACGCTGATATAATATTTAGCGTTGCTACTTCACATAAGGAGCACTAAATGAACACAATTACTATCGAAGACCGGGTAAATGCAGAAAACAAAACATTTAAAGTTGACCCACACAAAGGCAAGCTTCTGTCTGATGTATCTAGTCAGTGGCATTCTAGGCCGGATGACCAGCGTTTTTTATCGCTTGTAGACCTGCAACACAAGGTTGAAACACGGTTTCTTGATTCCACACAAGATATCGTAGACGCTAAGCACATCACCATCAGAGCGCAACAAGATGATCCTGATACTTTAAAAATTAATTTTTTATCTAGGCAGTCTGAAGTTGATATTGCACCAACGCATTGGTCGTTTGGTCAGTTATCAACACTAGCAGGCGCACCCGCTGGTTATATGCGCAAGCTACCTGCTGTACTTGCCGGTGTAAATTTGCAGTACGGCCTTCAGAATCTACGCCAGGAAAACGTCAAACTGTACTTCAGCCCGACTCTAGGCGAACTCTTTGCAGCAACTGGCACAGAGTACGGAAGAGTCTACGACAGTGAACTGGTGTCCGCTGTACGTAATATCGCTGGCAATGGAACCGGCGACACAATCTGGAAAGTGCCAGGGGCAATTGATTGGTCAACCTATACTTACAATCCGTACGTGACCATTAGTAAAGAAACAACTACGTTATATGCATCAGACCGTGATGTGTTCATGTTTTTGGTAGACGACACCAGACCTATCGAAATTGGTAAGTTATCTAACGGCGAACCAGATATAGTATTCCGTGGCTTTTATGCATGGAACTCCGAGGTTGGAAGCAAAACCCTTGGTATAGCTACGTTTCTGTTCAGAGCAGTTTGTCAAAACAGAAACATCTGGGGAACACAAGATTATTCTGAAGTTACTATTCGACACTCCAAAAATGCACCAACAAGGTTTGCAGCTGAGGTTGGGCCAGCATTACTGGAATATAGCAAGGCATCAGACCAAGGAATTATTCTTGGAATACAAAACGCAAAGTCGAATGTGGTAGCCAAAACGGACGACGAACGCTTTGAATGGCTTAACAAACGTGGTTTTTCCTCAAAACAAGCCGCATCCATTATCAATGTAGGAATAACAGAAGAAGGTCATCCACCAGAATCAATCTGGGATTTTGTACAAGGCATCACAGCAACAGCCCGTAACATTGGACATACTGACGAACGTATTGCCTTGGAAAAAATGGCTGGTTCCCTGCTTAAGAGGGCGTCTTGAACATTGACCTAACCAAAGAACTTTGGTTTCAGCACGTTGCCAATGAAATACTGGATAACTTTGACGATCACGTTGCTTTGTTTCGACTGTTTAAGCTACTAAATGCGATGGATCAAGAAGGTCTTATTCCACAAGAAATTGCTGATGCACTGTTTCAAAAGATCGAGTGGGTGATAGCACAACAAACATAGCTGTAAGCCGGAGCGCAAGCTCCGGCATTTCCTAATTTGTTTATCGGGGCAGCCGTCTCGTTATTTCCACGCAAACAGTTGCCAAAATAAAAAAACCCTGACACCTAATTTTAGGGCAGGGATTCACCAAGCTGATCGCTCCGCTTAAGGATCAACTAAAGCGGTTCTAGGGAGAAGGTGCGGTGAATACTATATGTAGTGTCAGTAACTCTACTTTAGCAAATATAATAATACACTGTCCCACTATTGACAAGTAGCATTGCTATTGATTTTTCCTATTTATCTTGTCTCATTTAATGGTGGGTACGCAGACTTGTCTCATTTAATGGTGGGTACGCAGACTTGTCTCATTTAATGGTGGGTACACAGACCAGCTTACTGCCGGATAAGTAAGGAATCTTATTCATATTTATCTGACAACATCCAACGCCACAAATCTTCCAACACCCTTCGCTCAAGCGGGTACAAACAATCCAGAACCTGCCGACGAATACGCCACGCTTTACTCTTACTCACTTGCATTTCCACCGCCGCACGGCGCACGCTACCGTAAAACAATACACGATAAATCTGATCTCTATCGCAACTAACCGTGCCAAACTGATATCTATTTGCCAGGTATCTCGCTGATATCTGCCGCTCTTGCGTCGTACCGTACAACCAATACATCCACGCCGCCTCAAATTCTCCTAAATTCTCCACATGAGCAATAATCATTGCGCCCTGCGCATGTAGATCAAAAGCAGTCAGCGCACCTTGATTTTTATTTTTTTGTTTTTCTTTGACTAAAAATACATTGTGACTTTTGCTGATGATTGGTCTGAACCTAATCTTAAATGCAAATCTAAGCGCCTGCTCTGGAGAGGAAAACATATTTACCTCTGCAAAAACAAACAACCTGTATCCAAGGCTTCAGCAAACATTACCTCTAGCGAAGAAGAATCAGCAAACTTTTTGACGACCAAGCATTGAACCACTTGCGTGTCATCTACGTAGACAGTTCGATTACATGCATCCAGCACAATCTTCACAACATTATCTGCATCAGGTTTTGCTGGCGCTATCAATTGCCTTTCCGCTTGCTCTCGCTTTGTTTTACTCCAAGATTTTGGTATTGAATAAGACGCAACAATAATCGCTATAACCGGGAACGTCCAGGGATCTATCCCAGACATCTCGCGATAAGCGGTATCACGAATGATTGACTCATAACTTTTGGTTGAGCCAGGAGTTATAGCTGCACCAGTTTTTTTTACAAAATGCGGCCTCCCTTTACCAATCACTTTACCATGCACCTTAAAATTAATAAAGTTTTGACTTAAAGTCCAAACACTTTTGATATGCTCCGGTTTTATAGAGCAAACAGCGTCTCTGTGGTCTTGAGAAATTAATATCCTTGAGTTGCAGGTATACGCATCCATCGCACTTTACGCTCCGTAAGTTTTCTTTTCCAACCTGTCGTTTGCCTGTTTCGTTCTCCACACCTCTATCTCCATTTCAATTTTTCTCAATGCAAATTTATGTTTTGCTTCCAATTCAGTAGCCATCTTCAATTGATCTAAATGCTTCAAATACCTGTCGCTTGCCAAGGCTTCTCTTTCTTGACCTGATGTGGTAATGATTTTTAAATCAGCTTGAGCGTGTTTCATTTCAATAGCGAGCAAAGATTTTTTAAACTCCTCTAGATATGTCAACGCAGCTCGATGCGCAGAATATGATTCCGCTGTTTCCCTGAATTGTTCAAGTAATTCTTCAATGTATTCCATCGTCATTCCCTAACTTAACTTTGCCAAACCGGCACGCCATATTTCCATGTGAGTTTTACAGATTGCTGTGAGCATAAACTCGCGCCGCTCAGCCTTTGACATTTTGTTTCCCTGGTCAACTTCGGTGTGACACTTATAACAAAGCCATGCGACCATTGAGTCATCGGCTTTGATAGATTTACCCTTTCCATGTTCTAATAAATTGCTATGGGCAGACACAGTCGTCCCATCCAAAGAATCACACATGACACAGCGCCGCCCGTTCGCAAGTGCTAAAAATTTTTTTGAACGAAACATATCAATACCAAAGTTTAAATTCCCAAAGGGTATCTTCAATTTCTTTGACAATTAAAACTACTACTTCCGCCTTCTTGGCTTGCCGGTCTGAGTCTTTAG